CTGTATTTACGTTTACTGCCATTTTATATTTTTTATATACTAAAAAGGCGGCCGAAACCGCCTATATATTAGTATCACTTGTTTTTATAGTTTTTTATCTATAGATTTATAGATTTCAACACCTTCATCTGTCTTTAAAAACGCTGCAAATGCAGAGTAAGGGTTTTCGTCAAAAGGTACGTTCATTAATTTTCTACCGTTAGAACCCCAAGTAAAGGTGCGCTGATCTGGTGATAAGTTAATTATACCTGCTTCAGCCGCTCTAATAGCTATATTTCTTAATTGAACATTGTCGTCATTAGCTAAGCTAATAAATAATTGTGGATTATTTCTAGCGAACAAAAGAGCATCTCTTTTTAATTCTTTAGAGCTCATTGTGTTTACTTTTGAACCAAGTTCAACTCTTAAAATAGCCTCTATTTGATCTATATCCATATTTCTCGCCGCATTTAAAGCGTCAATTTGAAGATCTAAAATGCTTAAATCATCAGTAGCCTCTTGTACAGCACTATACTCCTCATATACTTTGCCTTTTAAAGGGTGGTATAGAGATAATAACTTTTGAAGATTTTGTTTTTCTTTAGGAACTCTTAAATCTCCATCTTTAAATACAATGTGTCCCATTGTAGCATCTCCTTTTTGTTCATCAACAAATGGAGAGTTTTGGTTTGTAGCATATCTAAGTTCTCTTTGACCACCTGTTTTTTCATCAAACCAAAGTAAAGGTGTTTTTCTAGAATGCCTAGTTGGTATTGTAAATGTTAATGGTTTTCTATCTCTAGTTAAATAGTAAACTCTATCTTTAATTTCCCAACTTGGTTTAGTTTGTTTTGGTGCAGTTTTTACCGCTACCTCTTGAGGTGCAACCTCAACAGCTTCTGCTTTAGCTTTTTTAGCCATGATATAATAAAATTAAATAGTTAATAAAGGTAAGAAATACCCCTGAAGTTACATCAGGGGTAAACCTTACTTGTGTAATTATACTGCAGTAAAAATAACAAAGTTATTAGCAGCTTGAGTAACTAAACATCTTTCAGATAAGAAGTTAACTTGCATTGCATCTAAATCAGATGTGAAAGCACCTCCTGCTGAACCAGTTAACCAAGACTTCATACGACGATCATCAGCTTGTGAAGCTCTGTATCGTACGTGTAAGAATGGTCTACGGATGTTAGTTCCTAAGATTTGATCGTAAACTGTTGAAGTTCCAGCTGGAATTAAAACACCTTCAATAGCAGCAGTTCCAGTGAATCCACCACGAGTTGAAGCGTCGTTTAAGTATTTCCAGTCTGTCTTATAGAAATCATAAGAACCTCTTCTGAAACCGCTAAATCCAAGATTTAAAGCCATTTCCGCAGAGTTTTCAAATAATCCATAAGCAGTACCACCGTCAGCTCCAGAAGAAAGACCAGCAAGCATATCGTCAAAAGCTAAAGCCATATCTCTGTTTAAGAATAGCATGTTTTCTTCAATAGCTCCTTGAGTATCTAAGTTTCTTAGGATATTGTCAAAATCATCTACAGTACCTGCAGTTGGAGCAAATCCTACCATCTCATTACCTCTATCTTTGATAGCTGCAAAAAGACCTTGAGTACCTTTTTGACCATTAGCTAAAGCAGCAGAACCTACAGCAGCAATTTCACCTTCAACTACAGACATTTCTAAGTAATCTTCAAAACGTAAACGAGTTTCAGATTCAGCTTTTAAATACCATAAATATCCAGAAGCTCCATCTTCAGTAGCAATCTCAACCCAACCTATTTGAGCCATATCAGAACCATTTACTTGGTACTGGCTTCTAATAATGATTGGAGTGTTAGAAAAAGAAGTGAAAGCCGGCTCAATACTATTGTAGTTAGGAGTTGTTGATCCTTTATCATATTCAGAACCATAAACAAATACTTTAACGTTACCTACTAGTCCAGCAGCAGTTAAATCAGTAGAAGTATAAGGCTCTACTACGATATTACCACCAAGACCAGTTGTGCTAGCGCTAACGTAACATTTTGCTTCAGCTCCGTTGTCATCTAAAACAACTACAGTGTCACCAACAGAAATAACGTTAGTATCAGCAGCTTGTACTGTAATAGTAGAAACAGCTGGTGGTCCAGCTACAACTGCGAAAGTAGCGTCATCGTAAGCAACGTGTAATCTATTTTGCTCAGACCAAATAACTTGATCAGATGTCATAGGCATTTCAGCGCCTACCATTCTTAAGAAGCCAGATAACGTTCTGTTTCCATAACGCTCTACTTCTTGTTCATATATCTCAGGTAAATACTGCTGAGCAAAAGAGCTAAAGTCAGCTGGAGCAGCAGCACCTGGGTTGTTAAATTGTAAATAATTGGTATTCAGCAACTGTTGTTGTTGAGAAGGCTGAATTGTACCAAATTGCGGGGTTAATGTACCTGCCATAATTTCTAATTTTAATTTTTAAATTTTTTAATTTTAAGTTTTGTAGAATTAGCACCTGAAATAGCTTTAACTTTAAATCCATTTAAAAACACATCACCTTGAGTTGATCTAGCTTTAGTATCACTTAAGTTTTTTGATTTGTTTACAACTTCTTTTACAGCGTCTGCTTTTCCTTGCTCATAAAAATGAGCGGCGATTTTATCTACATTTTCAGCAGCATAAATAGCTTTATGATAACCGTTTGTGTCACTAACATTGCCATTTGAATCTAGGAACTTCCCGATTAGGTTGTTAATGTTTGATTGGTTTTCTGCAACTTTATCTTTATTTTGAATATTATACTTATATTTCTTCTCACCGATACTGATATCAAAACCTTTGAAATCATCGCTAAAAAGTTTTTTAGTATTATCTTTAAACATTTGATGCTGTCGCTTAGCTTGTTCTTGCTCCTTGTTATATCTATTGAAAAAGTCCATTGCTTTTTGTTGTTCCTGAGTTACGCCGGGTCTCAACTTGATTTCGTCGTAATATTTCTTCTTAGTTTCCTCCAAAAAGGTTTTGGCTTTTGCAACTTCTTCTTTAAACGCAAGTTTCTTTTTGCGTATATCTTTTTCCTCATCTATTTCTTCATCAAATATAAAATCTTCTAATAATAGATCTACATCTGAATTATCTAAATAAGGTTTATTTTTTTTGTAATATTCTTTTAATAATGTAACATCGTCGATGCTAGAATAATCAGCATTTAAACGTGTATAATCTTCTATTGTTCCACCAGTTTCTTCCATAAAAGCAACTAGTTTTTCTATGTTTTCAGGTAGTGGTTTACCTAATACCTTTTCATCTCTTATAGCTTCTTTTAGCTCTTTTTCAGTTTCAGTAACTTCTTCAATAATTTTTATTGGAGATTCTTCTACTGTTTCTTCGGTGGCCCGTACTTCTTCAACCACTCCTTCGCTGTCTTCACTGTCTTTGGGTTTTTCGACAATAACATTGCTATCATTTGTCTCTTGTGTTTGAACGGCATCTTCTTCTTGTTTTGGTATTACTACTTTTTTAACATCTGGCTCTAATTCAACTAAAGGTTCTTTTGGATTAACATTTACTTTAGTAATATTATCCTTAGTTTCTGTTAGTTTTTTTGGTGTTCTTTTTTTTGTTTTTAATTTAAAGTCACCTTCCTGTTTAACAGGTTCATTTGTTTTTACTTCTGACATAATATAATATAATTAAATAATTAAATAAACGTTTACATAAAAGCGTTAACGTCTTGTTGTTGTTTTTCACTTTGTTGCGTACCTTCCATTTTTATACGCTGATCTTTTCTGTTTTCTTTTTGATTTTCTTTTTGTTGCTGTACTTGAGTCTCCATTTGCTTTAATTGCATATTAAGCTGATGCTGCAATTGCATTTTTTGTTGATCAAGTTGAGCTTGTATTTCCATCTTCTTTATTTCCATTTCAGTTCTAGCTTGTTCATATTGAACTTTAGAACCAGATATAGCTTCTTGTTTTTGAACTTCAGCCATAGCTGTTTTTTCAGCTGTTTCAGCTTGAGCCGAGGCTTGGGCTTGAATATTAGACTGCTGAATTTGCATATCTTTTTCTTGCTTTTTCTTGCGCTTAATTTTAAGCATTTGATTAGCAAGTTTAATATTTTTTATTTGACGTAAATCTATAGCGTCATCTAGGTCTATATTACCAGCTTGTAAAGCTATTTGTATATTCTGCTCTAACTTAGCTTGCTCTTCTTCGTCTGGCTCTAATTCTAGAAAAATACCAAAATCATGAAGATTTAAATCTTTTATTTGTTCTAAAGTTTCTACATTAAAAGCAGATACTGAATTTTTTAAAGACTCAGCAGTTAAAGGAAACTCTAAAGCATCAGCAATTTTTAAAGATACATTTTCTGCAATTCTAAGAGTTATATA